TCATGCGGCTCTCCCGAGATAGGTGGTCAACAGGGCCGCGGTGCGCTGGCGGATGCGCTCGGCCGCGGTGGTGAGGACCGGGCCGATGGTCCAGCCGGCGGGGCTTTCATCGGCCTGGCGGGCAAGCGCCAGGTTCTTGAGACCCCGATAGCACTGGTCGCGGCTGTAACCGGTGCGCGCGGCCAGGGTGCTCGGGGTCTGCGGCTCGGGCCAGGTGTCGAGCAGGGCGCTGATGAGCGTCAGCACCACTTGCTGCGGCTCGCTCTGGTAGTCGCGGGCGGGGGGCGCGAGGTCGGTGGGGGTGTCGGTGGCCATCAGCGGTCCTCCGGCGCGGTCGCTGACTGGAGGTCTGCCTTATAGAGCGCGACCAGTCCGGTATAGGTTTCGATGAGTTCGCGGTCGAACGCGTCCAACTGGTCGAGCCAGCGGGCGGCGCCGGGGAGCGCGGGGTCGGTCTCGACCAGCACGCGGCTTTCGCGTTGGGCCAGCAGCCGCATGACATGCCGGGCGCCGATGGTGAACGCCGTCAGGGGGGCGTCCGTCATGGTGCGGCCTCCGGGGTCTCCACCACGACTTCAACCGCCCGCGTCAACGCCTGATCGGCGCGCAGCACGACGCGACGACGCGCCGGGACGCTGTAGGGCTGGCCGTTCGGACCCTGGCCAGTGCGGGCCGGGGTGTCCTTCGCCGACAGGATGCCGAGGCCCTTGATGCGCACGCGGCGGCCCTGGCCGAGTTCATCGCCGGCCAGCAGCGCCAGGGCGTCCAGGATCAGGTGCACGCGGGTGCGCGGGGTTTGGGTGATCTCGGCGAGTTGTTCGACGAGTTCGGTGTAGCCGAGCATGGGGGCCTTAGGGGTTGCCATCGGTGGTCTCCGGGCGACGGAACAGCGCGTTGTTGGTGTGGCGGATGTCGTCCGATTTGCCCCAGTCGCGCGAGTGGGCGCCGGGCGGCAGTTGGGTGGCAGCGCCCCCGGTGGCCGGCTGCGCTTTGAGGGTGGCGTCGGGCAGCGGCGCCAAGTCGCGCAGCGAGAAACCGGCCGGATAGCGCGGCCGGTAGTCGCGGAATGGCTGATCGACCGGGCTGGGGCCGTGGTGCAGGAAGTCCACGTTCGGCAGCAGGCAGAGGTTAGGCATGGGGAGCCTCCGGGGCGGCCGGACTGATGATCGAGAAGTCGAGCGGCACTTGCTGCCAGGGTTGGGTGGCGTCGGCCCGCTCGTAGGCGCGGAAGTAGGTGGTGCTGCCCTGGGCCTGGAGTGAGTCGCGGATGGCTTGCTGGGCGTTCTTCCAGCGCTGGTCGTCGATCTTGACGGCGACGAAGTCCAGCAACCGGGCGACGTTGAGTTGGCCGGTCTTGACGTTGCGACGGAAGGCACGGTCGACGATGGCGACCAAGGCCGGGCCGGCTTCGCGCGTCGCATCGGCCAGGTACTCACGCACCAGGGCCTCGGCGGCGTGGATCTGCTCACCGACCACGATGCGGTCGGCGCTGATGCGCTCGATCTTGGCGCGGCCGTTGTAACTGATCAGTACGCAGTTGCCGCTGGTGCCGGTGATGTCGACGTTGTAGTCGCTGGCGACCAGGGCGACATGCTCGGCCACCCGGCTGAGCAACTGCGCCTTGAGCGCGGCCAGGTCGGCATGGGCGGTGCGCACCTGGGCGATGAGGTCGGTGACCAGCGCATTGCGCAGGCGCTCGGCATCGGGGATGTTGCCCTCGAACACCAGGCGATCTTGCGCGTCGGCGAGGTAGCCGGCGGGGATGGCGGCCAGGGGCTGGACGGGGTTCTGGTCAGACATAGTGCGTTTCCTCAAGGCTGCTCAAGCAGCGGGTGTGATGGTCAACGGTGTGCGCGGCATGGGTGGCGACCGGGGTCACCAGCGCCGCCAGGTCGGGCCGGGCGCGCACCGCCCGGGCCAGTTGGCGCAGCGCGTGATTGACGCTGGCCAGTTCCTGGGCCAGGGAGCGGCGGCGCCACTGCGCCGAGGGGAGAAACGTGGTCATAGGCAACTGCTCATGCTCATGCTCAGGCTCAGGCTGAGGGGTTCGTGAAAGACGGCCGCGGTGCGGTCCGCCGGGTCGTGATGCGCGGCGCACCAGGCCACCAGGTGCCGCGCGGGATAGCGGACGTGCGTGCCGGCGCTGGTCTCGGTCAGCACTTGGCCGAGCGGGAAGCCGGGCACGGCGCGGCAGTCCGGCGGGATGATCAGCGTGAGGCCGGCGCCAAAGCCTTCGCAGCCGATGGCGATGCCGGCCAGGCGGATCAGGTCATCAATGGTCGTCATGGCGCGGCCTCGCCCCACAGGGTCTTGGTGAGTGCGGCGATGCGCGTCTCCAGATCGGCAATGGCCGCGGTGTGGGTGTTGGGGTTGTAGCGCTCCAGTTGGCGCAGGGCGGCGAGGTCGGCGCGCAACTCGCGCAGGTCGGCCACGGGCGCGGGCGGCGGCATGGCGCCGGGTGCTGGTGTGGCGGCGGCCAGGGCGGCCAGCGCGAGCGCGGCGGCCGGGTCCGCGGCCTTGGCGGCGGCCACCGTCTTGAGCCAGCCGAAGCCATCGGGCAACGGCACGCGCAGGGTGCCGGCTTGGTGCGCGTCGGCCGCGGCGTCCATGGCTAAGGCCCAGTGCGCGGGGGTAATCGGCAGCGGGCCGGCCGGACCGCGCACGGTGGGGGCGAGGATGAGGTCGACCAGTTCCCCGATCAGGCGCGCGGCCTTGGGCCAGTGCATGGTGTGCTCTACGGGCGCGTGCAGGTCCAGGTAGGGCAGCACGCGGGTGAGCAGCGCCGGGTGCGCGGCGAGGCGCGCGACCAGCAGGTCCCAGGCAGTGCGCGCGCCGTCGTGGGTCAGGAAGGCGCCGATGGGGGCGGCGCCGTGACAGCGCGGACAGGTGCCAATGAGGGGCGCCATCAGCCGATCCCCCGCAGGTGGCGATGTTCATCCTGATCGGCGCGCACCGCGTGACGGGCGCGGGTGAGGATGAACAACGCCAGGGCCAGCGGCGCGAGGCTCAGCAGCAGCCAAAGGGTGGCGCTCATGCCGCGGCCTCCCCGGTGTGCACTTGGGGCACAAAGACCCGGTTGATGACCGCGGTGATCAGGCGGAAGTCGCGGGCGAGCGTGGCGGCACGGCTGGGCGGCTGGGCGGGAGCGGCGGGCGCGGGGCGGGCCGGCCGCGTTGGCTGCCCATGCGCATCCATCCATGCCAGGCGGTAGTAGCGCGCGCCGATCGCTTTGATGGTCCGGTGGACGCCGGCCGCGGCCAGGGCGGCGACGATGGCCGGGCCGAAGGGCGATGCGCCGGTGGCCAGCACGGCCCGCAAGAGGGCGTCTTCGGCCGGGGTCCAAGGGTCCCCGCTGCTCTTCGTTGGGATGTTGATCTGACGTGCCCGCGCCATGATCGCCTTGCCGGTGCGGTCGTAGCCGGCGGCGAGCATGGCCGTCTTGGCGGTGCGCTCGGTGAGCGGCGCACCGGCAGACAGGGCGATGAGCACGGCGTCTTCTTGCGGGGTCCAGCGGGGCATGCGGTTCATGCGGCACCTCGGCGCGGCTCGGTCCAGGCGATCTGCACCGGGCCGAAGGCGGCGTGATAGTCGGCACTGTGGGCGTCCAGCCGCAGGGTGCCGGGCTGCAAGGTGAGCGCGGCCGGGCGGCGGTCGACGACGATGACCGGGCGCTGGTCGTGACAGTGCGCGGCCAGCAGGGTGCAGCCGGCGCGTGAGAGGGCGATGCAGGCCATGAGGCAGTCGGCCGCGGCGGGCGACAGCGGGGCGGCGGGGGTGGGAGCGGGGATCTGGCGCATGGGGGTGGTTCCGGTGGTGCGGTGGGTTAGTGGGTGGTTGCCGGGTGGCAGGTCTAGTCGCGAGGGCCCCAGGTCGCGCATTCATCCGCCGCGGCGTCGTCGTCCATGGGTTCGATGCTGGTCAGCCGGTTGAGCCACATCGGCAGGTACTGACCCCCCAGGGCGACGCAATCGCCCTCATCATCATCGAAGTGCTCGCAGTTGCCGCAGGTCTGGGGTTCGGTGGCCTCCTGAGTCAGCGCGTGGCAGGAAGCGATGTCGATGCCGGCCGCGGCCATCTGGTGCAGCAGGGCGGTGACCCACTCCATGAAGGGCTCCGCTTCGGGCTTGTCACTGCGCAGGACGGCCCGATACAGCCCCGCTTCGTCCAGGCACAGCATTTCCTGCGGTCCACCACGGGTGGGCACCAAGAAAGTGCGCTGGTGAATTGCAGGCACTGCGCGACAGGCGGCGTTCGCTGTGGCATGGCCGAGGATGTCGGCGATGTCCTTAGCGACAAACCAGAATGACGGGTCATCCATGATCGGGAGTACGCGCAGTTGATGCGTGTGGAACTCGAACAAACGAACAGGGGACGGGGACTGAGACATGGATTGCTCCGGGGTGGTGGTGGCTCAGTGGGCGAAGGGGTCGAGGGTGACCAGGCCGTTGCGCACGAGGGTCACCATGTCGTGATGTTCCTGGCTGAGGCTGGGGCAGAAGCCGGCGGCTTCGGCGCGGGCCAGCAGGTCGGCGACGAGGGGCTCGGGGAGGTCGGTCAAACGATGGATCTGGTTGGCGTCGAGATCCTTGCGGGCGAAGTGCAGGACGCTGGACAGGTGGGCATGGCCGTCGAGGGCGAGCGCCTGCGCGGCGCTCAGGCAGGCGGCGAGCCGGGCGCTTTCGGCGCGGGCGTTGCTGAGTTCTTGGTCGCGCTCGACGGCGTGCAGCCAGGCGGTCTTGGCCTCGCGCTTGGCGCGCTTTGCAGCCGCCTCGCGCCGCTCGGCCTGAGCGATGAGGGTGTTGGCGCGGTCTGCGATGGCTTCCAGATCGGCTTTACTGGTCTGGCCCTGGTAGCTGCCGGTGCGGCGGATTTGGGGGAGGACTTCGGCGGTGACCCACTCCATAAAAGGCTCCGCTTCGAGCTTGTCACTGCGCAGGACGGCCCGATACAGCCCGGCCTCGTCCAGGCACAGCATTTCTTGACTACCGCCAAGGGTAGGCACTGAGTGCCTACCCTTGTGGTGCTCGGGGACGATGCGGCAAACATCCTTTGCCGTGGTGAGTCCGAGGATATCGGCTACATCCTTGGCGACGACCCAGAATGAGCCGCCGTCCTCGGTCGGGATGACGCGCAGTTGATGTGTGTGGAACTCGAACAGGACAACAGAGGACGCAGACTGAGACATGGATTGCTCCAGGGTGGTGGTTAGGCCGCTTGGCGGCCAGGGAATGGACTTGGCGGGATGCCGGGGACAATGGTTATCTCCAGATCCCGCGTCAGGTCGGCGATGATTCGGTAGCTCAAGACCCCTCGACCAGTGGCGGAAGACTCGTTGAAAACCCGCCACATCACGCGTTGGACCGTGCCTGGTGAGTACCCGTTGGCCCGGGCCCAGCTAGAGAGGGTGTGCCCTCTGGAAAGCAGGGCAAGACGAAATTTGAGTGATGCGTTCAAGCTAGTTACTCTGTCTGACTTGCGGACATGTTAGTCCGTATTTCAGACAGAGGCAAGAGAAATGTCTGACATTCAGACTGATTTCGGGCGCCGTATTGCCCACTACAGAAAGAGTACGGGCAAGAGTCAGGTGGACTTCGCGCGAGACGTAGGTGTTAGCCGGAGCTACTTAGCGAATGTCGAGACCGGAGCGAACGAACCTTCTTTCAACTTTTTGGCGAGCGTGGTTGCAAGTACCTCGCTAAGCGCGGACTGGGTGATCACCGGTGTCGGTGATATGTCTCGCGGCCAATCCATTGCGTGCTCGGCGTTAATCGATCCTGCGTCGCTCGTAGACGATTTAGGGAAAATAGTCGCAACAGCCGAGCGCTTACGCAGCATTTTGTTGTCAAAAACTGTCTGCTAATCAGACACTGGAGGTGAGGCGGTGGGGTGGGATACGACTTCGGTTTTTCTGCAAAAAACCATTCTCTGTACGCGTCGGTGGCCATTGTTGCCGGTGCGCGACGACATCCTGGTGCTACATGCCGATGCGCCGGAGGGTGGCCGCATGGGGGCCCTGATCAGGGCTTGGCTACAGGGCATTGGCGTCGAACTGCCAAACCAGGGCGCGGCAGCGCAACGAGCCGCCCAGGCATGGCATGACTTGAAGCATTTGCCGCTAAATCGAGGGGCAAAAAATGTGGTGCTGGTGGTGCATCACAGCGAGCGGCTTGATGCTGTGGTGTTGGCCCGCATGAAAGCGGTTCGGGAAACTTGGGATTGGACTCCGGTCGTGGCGACCGTGGTGCTGGAAGGTGATCTCGCCGTGCTGGAGCCTCGCCTTGGGGGCATCGACGAGTTGCGGGGGCGTTACGACATCGTTCCAGAATTTGTCTTGCTGGACTAGCCGCCGTAAAGGGTACTCTCTCAGAGAGGGCCGTAGGTTGGGGTGACGAAGGAACCCCAACGACCAACGCTCAGCGGCCTCGCCCAGGGCCAAGGGGCGAATGAATTCGCCCCGACAGGCTTCCATGGGAAAAAGGACGGTCCGCCAACCATTGTGTCGGCACCGACCAAATGGTCCGCCGCTCCGCCAAAAATCCGCAATCAGTGACTTAGCGTCACGTCTTCAGGCGTCACGTGACTGACAGTCCAAACTGTTTGGACAACGCCCCGGTGAGGACCCTGGTCTCCCCGGCAGCCCTCGACCCGGCGACTGACAGTCCAAACTGTTTGGACAACGCCCCAAAAATCCGCAATCAGTGACTTAGCGTCATGTCTTCAGGCGTCACGTGACTGACAGTCCAAACTGTTTGGACAACGCCCGGCACCGCGTGCCACTAAGGACACTCCGCACGCGGGTGCCTGCCATGCTCGCGGCCATGGACCCGATACCCACCTTGTCTGAACTGGTGCCTCTGCTGTCTGAACGGCTGGGGTTGGCGGCGATCTTCGCCCTGGCGATCTATGCCGGGGTGGTGGTGGCGCGGGCGTATATCGCGTCGATGCGGGATATCGAACTGGCCCGCGTGGCGGTGCAGCAGACGCTGGCGGCGGCGATCCAGACGCAGGCCGGGGCGGTGGCTGAGCACGCGGCGGCGGATCGGGAGATGCGCCAAGCGGTGTCGGGGCTGGAGATTGTGGTCACGCGGGTGTCGCAGATGATCGAGAGCCAACGGGACAGTCAGCGGGGGAGTCATGGTTGAGCAGTATTTGATGGGGCGGCAGATCGCCGAGCGCGGCTGGATCATCGTGATCCTGGCCGACTTGGTGGTCGGGGCGGCCGATGCCGGGACGGTGCGCAATGCGATGCGCCAGTTGGGCGTGGCGATCGACGGGGTGCATTTCCGCAATCACTTGAGCTACCTGGAGGAGCGCGGGTATCTGCGCATCCAGCATCATGCGATCGGCCAGATCAGTAACGCCTTGCTGTCGATCACGGCCAATGGGCGCGACTTGCGCGCGGGGATCGTGAAGGATGCGGGGGTGGACCCGGACGTTGGCGGGGTCTAGCGATGTCCGAACAGCCGGGGCGCTATGAGGTCGCGGAGCGCGAACTGGCCTATCGGGCGTGGTGCGCGAGCGGCCAGAATCTGGCCGAGACGTTGCGCGTGCTCGAGCGCGAACACCAGTGGCCGCTGGCTAAGGCGACCTTGGCCGACTGGCGCGATACGCTGGGCTGGGTGGCGCGGGCGGCGGCCGATGCGGCCGAGGCAACGCGGCAGGCGCGGGCGGCGAGTCTGGACCGGGCGGCGAGCCTGGCCAGTCTGGACTTGCAAATCCAGCGCTATGAGGCGGCCTTTGCCGCGGCGGCGGCGGCCGGCGAGGTGCCGGACCCGCGCTCCATGAACGCCTTTGCCAACCTGATGCGGCTGCGGTTGATGACGCAGCGCGAGCTGGAAGGCGGCGCGGGGCTCGATAAGCTGAGCCTGGCGATGGAGGTGCTACGCACGGTGTCGGAGTTGATCCGCACCGACTATCCGCAGCACGCGGGGGTGTGGCTGGAGGTGTTGGAGCCGGCCGGGCAGCGGTTGGCGGCGCAGTATGGCTAAGCGGGCGGCGAGCGGCGTTCAGCGGGAATGGCTGGACGAGTTGGCGGCCTATGCGGCGGGGCTGCGGGATCAGATTGAATTGGAGTGCGTGGGCTTCGCCCCAGGGGCGGAGGCTGCGACGACGCGGCGGGCGCGGGCGCGCACCGACTTCGGCTACTTCTGCCGGACCTATCTCCCCCACTATTACCAGCCGGATGGCCGCGAGGTCGCCCCCTCGACCTTGCAGGCGCATTTGTTCGCGCGGCTGCCGGACCTGGCGACCAATGGCGCCGGGGATCATGACGCGATTGCCGCGCCCCGCGGCGAGACCAAGAGCACGACGTGCGCCTTGGCGTTGCCCTTGTGGTGCATCGTCTACGCCCTGAAGCGCTACCCGATTCTGTTCTCGGATACCTACCGCCAGGCGGCGGAACAACTGGCCGCGCTGCAAGCGGAGTTGGAGGCGAACCCGCGTCTGAAGGCGGACTTTCCGCAGGCGGTGGGCCGCGGGCGGGTGTGGAAGGAAGGGGTGATTGTCACCACGGGGAATGTGAAGGTGCAGGCGTTCGGCGCCGGACAGCGGGTGCGCGGGTTGCGCCATGGACCGCACCGGCCGGACTTGTGCGTGCTCGATGACCTGGAGAATGACGAGAACGTGCGCTCGCCGGAGCAACGGGATCGGCTGGACGCTTGGCTGAATCGCACGGTGCTGCCGTTGGGGCCGCCCGATGGGTCGATGGATGTGCTGTATATCGGCACCGTGCTGCATTACGACGCGGTGTTGGCGCGGGTGTTGCGCTCGCCGCTGTGGAGCGGACGGCACTTCCGCAGCCTGATCCAGGTGCCGGACCGGCTGGACCTCTGGGAGCAGTGGGAGCTGGTGTTGCGCGAGCATGGGCCGACCGCGGCGCGGGCCTTCTACGAGGCGAGCCGGGACGCGATGGAGGCCGGGGCGGTGGTGTCGTGGCCGGCGGTGCGGCCGTTGTATGCGCTGATGTTGATCCGCGCCCAGAACCGCGATGCCTTCGAGAGTGAGCATCAAAACGAGCCGGTGAGCGGCGAGGCGAATCCGTTTGCCGAGGCGTTGCAGTATTGGGCGCAGGTGCCCACGGGCTGCGAGTGCTTTGGCGCCTGCGATCCGAGCCTGGGGCGGCTGAACCGCCGCGGGGACCCGAGCGCGCTGGTGGTGGGGGCCTTTCATCGGCCGTCCGGGCGGCTGTTTGTGCTGGAGGCCAGTGTGCGGCGGCGGACCCCGGACCGGATAATCTCGGACATCATCGCGTTGCAGCGGCAGCATCACTGCCGGTTGTGGGCGGTGGAGTCCGTCCAATTTCAAGAGTTTCTGCGCACCGAGTTGGTGAGCCGTTCGGCTGCCGCGGGGGTGCCGGTGCCAGCGCGCGGGGTGCTGCCGCACGCCGATAAGGGGCTGCGGATCGAGGCGTTGCAGCCGCACTGCCAGAACGGGTTGATCCTGCTGCGGCCGGATCAGCGCGAGTTGATCGAGCAGTTGCGGCATTACCCGGATGCCGATCATGACGACGGGCCGGATGCGCTGGCGATGTTGTGGGATTTGTGCCTGGCGGGGTCTAGGCATACCTATTCACCGATGCGGTTGTTGGGGTTGTAACGAATCATGGCGCTGACGGATACCCAACGCCTGGACGCCTATCGCGGTGCCGGCGGCTATGCGGACGGCACGTATCTGGTGCGCCATCCACGCGAGACCGATGACAAGTTTCAGCGGCGCCAGGCGCTGGCCCGGTATCTGAACTACCCGCGCAAGATCATCGACGCCTACCGCGGGACGCTGTTCGCGCGGCCGGCGCAACGCAGTGGCGAGGCGGCGGCCTGGCAGGCGCTGCAAGTCAATGCCGATGGGCGCGGCGGGCAGATCGATGATGTGATGCGCCGCGCGACGCTGCTCGCCATGCTGTTGGGGACGGTCTATCTGGTGGTGGACCGGCCGGCCGGGGCCTCGGTGACGCGGGCGGATGATGCCGGGCGGATGCCCTATGTGGTGTTGCGGCTGCCGGGGTCGGTGGCCCGGTTGACGCTGGGACCGCTGGGAGAGATTACGCAGATCGTCTTTGCCGAGTCCGGCGCGGACGGGGTGAGTTACGGGACGGGGGTGACGACCGAGACCACGCTGCGCTATCGCGGCTGGGACGCGACGCGCTGGTGGGTGGCCGAGGATGTGGAGGGCCAGACGCTGCTGACGGACCAGGCGACCGGCGCACCACTGACCGGTGAGCATGGGTGCGGCCAGGTGCCGGTGGTGCGGTTGCACTCCACGGAACTGCTGGAACTGACCGATGAGCGGGCGGCGCCGTGGGCGGAGGGGGTGATCGCGCTCACCGACGACCTATTCAATCTATGGAGTGAGCAGCGGGACCTGCTGCGGTCGCAGACCTTCAGCATCCTCACCCTGCCCTTCAAGGATCCGGGCGAGGTCGACCGCTTGCGCGAGTCGGGTCTGACGCTGTCGACCGAGAACGCCCTGCCCTACTCCAGCGACGGCGGCGGCCAGCCGGCCTATGTGGCGCCGCCCGATGGGCCGGTGACGGCGTATCGGGAGACGATTCGGGACTGTGTGGCGCGGCTCTATGAGCTGGCGAATTTGGAATTTACCGGGGGCGTGCAGTCCTCGGGGGTGGCGTTGGGCTTCCACCTGCGGGCGGCGGACGACACCTTGAGCCTGCTTGCGCAGGCGCTGGAGGCGGCCGAGATCGCGTGCGGTCGGCTGGCCTGTGGGTGGATGCGGGTCGACCCTGGCACCGATCTGCGGGTGGTCTATCCACGGGCCTTCCAGGTGCAGGATTTGGCCGCGCGGTTGGCCGAGGATATGGATGCGCTGACGCTGGGGCTGGGGGCGACGACCGAGCGGTTGATCCGCGGCCGGGCGGCGCGGCGGGTGCTGGGGGATGCGGCCTCGCCCGATGATTATGCGCGGATCGATGATGAACAGGCGGCGGGGGCCGATCCGTATGGGGATCGGGTGGCCGCGGAGGTGGGGGCGTGAGCGAGCCGGCGATCCGCAAGATCACTCCGCAGATGATCCCCGGCGAGATCGACCGGATCAAGCAGGAGCGGCGTGAGGGGTTCAGCGGGCTGCTTGCCGCGCAGGAGGCAGCGCAACGGCTGCGGAAGATCGAGCAGTTGCAGTACGAGGCCGAGACGCATCTGTGCGCGGCGCAGGCGTGCTTTGATGCGATCGCGCTGCTGACATGATGGACGCGGCTGGCCCCCCTCCCCCCCCGGACCCCACGGCGACGCTGGGGCAGTGGAATTATTGGCTCGCGCAGGGGCGCGATGCGGCAGAGACCGCGCGGCGCCTCGCCCTGGTGCCCGCGTGCTATCGCGAGCAGGTCGCGGCTCATCTGCGGGTGGTGGTGCGGCATCGTGGCGACTGATTGGGCGGCGGTGCAGCGGGCGCTGTGGGCCGCGGTGCAGGCCCATGATGCGCGCCTGGGCGAGACGGCCGCCGACTATGCGGCGGCGATTGCCGAGGCGGTGCGGGCCGGCGGGGTGATCTTGGATGCGGCGGGCGCCCAATTTGTGAGTGACTATCTGGATGCGGCCGAGGCGCTGATCCGCGAAGGCATCGCCGCGGCGGTGCAGCCGGTGGCCGCGACCGTGCCGGCGGAGCTGCGTTCCGCGCTGATCGCCGAGCGCACGGCCGCGGCCTATGCCCAGCGCTGGCCGGATGGGTTGACGCTGAGCCAGCGGGTGTGGGCCTGGCAGGAGCAGACCCGCGCCGGGGTGAGCGCGGCGGTGGCGGCCGGGGTGCGCACCGGGCGGGCCGCCGACGCGGTGGTGATGGACATGCAGCGGGCGATCGAGGCGGCCTCTGGCGAGCGCTTTACCATCGCCCAGCAGGCGCGCGAGGATTGGGCGGACCGGCTACGCCAGGCGGCGCGGGGCAGCATCAAGACACCGGGGGCGATGGCGCACTGGGTCAAGACGGTGAAGGAGGCCGAGGAACACGTCGCCTCCTTGCGCGTGGGCGGGACGCGGCGCCAAGCCGAACATGCCCTGGCCAGTATCCGCCAGGCGGTGGCCGCGGGGCGGCTGGACCTGGTGGACAAGCATCTGGAATGGTGGCTGTACGATCGGCAGTTGTACGGGCTACGGCGCATCGCCCGCACCGAGATGTCCACCGCGCATCATCAGGCGGTGATCGCGGTGTCCGAGGAGGACCCGGAGGTGCTGGGGTATCGGTGGCGGCTGTCGGCCAGTCACCCGGTGGCGGATATCTGCGACTATTACGCGGACGTGGATTTCGGGATGGGGGCGGGGGTGTGGCCCAAGGAGCAGGTGCCGAAGGGCAAGGCGCATCCGCACTGCGTGCTAGGAGATACCCGGATTCAGGTCCCTGGCCGGATCGTCGCCGCAACCAAGTCGGGCTATCAAGGCCGGGTCATTGAAATTGTGTTGGCCGATGGACGCGGCCTTGCCTGTACCCCGAATCACGCGGTATTGACTGCGCGGGGGTGGGTTGCGGCGCAGTTCATCCGCCAGAGCGATCAGGTAGTCACGGCAGGCGTCGCGCAGCCCGGAACGCCGTACCAGGATCACGACGACATGCCACCCAGCGTCGAGCAGGTATTTCTGGCGCTCCTCAAAACGGGCGGCGTGTCGGCCGTAACTGTGCCAGTTGCCGCCGAACACTTCCACGGCGATGGGGGGGGCATGAATGGCGAGGTCCACATTGTAGATGTGGACGGCCTTCTGTTGAGTGAGATCGAGGCCCGCCTCCCGCAGCATTGTCGCGAGCTGATCCTCGGCGGGGGCGATGCCTGCGGGTCTGCGCTCCTTGGCGAGCGCGTTGGCGACGCGATGCGCCACGCTCTTGGGCTTGCCGCGGACGGCGGCGTGGGCAGGGGCAGTGAGGCGCTGACGAAACTCCCGGCTGGTGCCGGACATCCAGAGCCTTTGACTTTCGGTCAGCGGTCTGACGGCGATGCCGCGCGCGCGCAGTCGGTGCGTGATGATGGAGCGGGATATCCCGGTTTCGTGAGCCAGGCGGTTGACCGAGGTGCCGGCCTGGTAGCGCTGCACGAGGTCGTCGAGATTCGGGATAAAGAGTTCGCGGGGCATGTCTATGACCTGGAGATCGACCGGCATCATTGGTATGCGGCAAACGGTATTGTGGCACACAACTGCATGTGCTCCTTGACCCCCACCACGCGGCCGATGCGCAAGGATGGGGTGCGGGGGGCGACGGATGTGGCCGACTTCATGGAGCGGGTGACACCGGCCCAGCGGGAGGCGATGACGCCGCGCTGGGCGCGGGACTTGAACGCGGCGGGGATGCCGTGGGCGCAGATGCAGCGGGCGGATGGGCGTTGGTTGGCCGGCAAGGAGGATCTGCGCACCGCCCTGGGGCCGGAGCGGTTTGACGCGGTGCAGGCGGTGGGGTCGGCGCTACGGGAACCCCGGTGGCCGACCCAGGATGTGAGTCTGACCGGCGGGAAGTGGCGGCGCAACGCGGCGTTGCTGGCACCCCATGCACAGGTGCCGGAGGTGGCGGGCTTTCTGGCACGCACCCAGGCCAGCGCCGGCAAGGGCATCGACTCGCGTGAACTACACTATCTATTGAGACGCTACGGGGCGGGCTGGCCGTTGCAGGCGCCGGCTGATCTGGATGTCGCTTATGCGGGGGTGCTGAGTGACGCGGCGGCCGTGGTGATCCGCGATCCGCAAGGCGGCACGCGCTACAGCGTATACTCCAAGCAACTGGGGCGGGTGGCAGTGGTGGAGAGTAGCGGTCGGCGGGTGACGGTGTTCCCGCCGGATCAACAGTATTTAGAGCGCATGGGGGAACCAGCGTGGACGATCAGCAAGCTCTCCGGACGCGGACCTATAACGTCTGGGTAATGGACGCGACACCCGTTGGCGCCGAGGCCCGAACGGAACGTGAGTGGCTGTCCGGGTTGATGCTCAGTGATCAGGAACGCGCGGATTGTGATGAGTTGGACGGCATCCTGATCGAGCAGACGCTGGCCGGTGCGGTGCTGCCGGAGCTGTTGGCCGATCTGCCGGCCGAACCCCTGGATCATTGGTGGTGGCACCTGGGCGCGATCCGGGACCGCAGCTACCCGGCTGATCGCTTGCCCGCGTCGGTGCGGGCGATCTATCTCGACCGTTCCGCAGCGTAGGTTGGGGTGAGCCCCGTAGGCTGGGGTGAGGAACGAACCCCAGCATTCCCGGCTGTACCGACACATCAAGACCGGGAAAATCTACCGCTGGCTCGCGGCTGGAGTGGATTGCACCAACAGTCGAGACGGAACAGCGGTGGCGATCTACTGCCCAGCCGACGATGAGCACACGATTTACGTGCGGGCCCGCGGGGAGTTTGATGTCAAGTTTGAGCCTTGGTTATCTGGAGACTAAGCCGCCACCTAGCGGCATCGCCGGCCGCACAGCGTTGGGGTTCCTTCGTCACCCCAACCTACACCACTGAGGCACCTTAGCCTTCTTGCGCAAGGCGGTGCCAGCCGTCCGGCGACCCATCGCACCGGCGCAGCAGCCAGCGCCTTAAATCGCCTCCTACGCGCTCGCCCTGCCGCGACGCTGATCCGCCGCGTTTCCCCCCGCTGACCGGTCCAGCCGCGTCGCGTGCCACTAAGGACACCGCGTGCGCCCGCGTGCGGAAGAATGCCGCCGTGGCCTCGGGCGGTCCGGGGTTTCTGGTGAGCAGTGAGAAAATAGAAGTGAGAAGTGAGAGGGTGCCTCCCCTCTTCTCACTTCTCGCTCCTCACTTCTCGCTTCTCATCTATAGAGTGGAGCGCATCCCATGGCTGAGCCGCAAGGCACCCCAAGTCCCGAATCCCCTCCGGCCGCGGCGCCTCCGGCCGCGGCCGCCGCGGCTGCCGCACTGGTCTCGGTGGAGGCGCTGCGCGCACAACTGGCCGCGGAGTTCGCCGCGGGGCTGAAGGCGGCGACCGGGCATGAGTCCCTCTCTGCCCTGAAGGCGGCGCAAGATCAAGCGGCGGCCGACAAGCTGGCCGAACAGGGGCAGTTCAAGCAACTCGCCGAACAGGCCCAGGCGCAACTCGGCGAGGTCAAGGCGGCCTATCACGCCGAGCGGATTCGCGGGGCGGTGCTGGCGGCGGCGACCGACGCGATCGATCCGGAGACGGTGCGGGCGCTCCTGGCCGGCGAGGCCCAGGTGGGCAGCGATGGCACGGTGACGATCGGCGGCCAGACGCCGGCCGCGGCGGTGGCCGCGCTGTTGGCGGCCAAGCCCTTCCTGGCGCGGCCGGCCGGGTCGGCGGGGTCGGGCTCGGCGGGGGCGGCCGGGGCGGCGGGGCCGAGCCGGGCGCCGGTGCGGTCGGACTATCCGTCCGCGATCGAGTTCAGCAAGGCCGCGGCCAAGCACGCGGCACAGCAGGGGTAAGCCATGGCGATCGGTGTCGCAAGTAATTTTCAGATCTACAACGCACAGTTCTGGGGCGGGTTCACCGAGGAGCTGGCGCAGTCCACGGCCCCGCTGACCGGCGCCGGCATCCGGGTGACGGCGCGGCCGGTGGCGGGTCATTACGAGTTGCAGAGTTTCGTGAAGGCGATTGCCGGGCTGGTGTCGCGGCGCGATATCACCAGCGTGGCGGCGGCGACCGACACCGCGCTGACGATGGGCGAGAACGCGAGCGTGAAGCTGTCGCGCAAGATCGGCCCGGTGGCGCAGGCGGTGGATGCGTTGCGCAAGGCGGCGCTGCCCTTTGTGGCGGACTGGGACGCGACCGGCGAGCAGGGGCTGAGCCGGTATCTGGGCGGGCAGATCGCCAAGGCGCAGGCGATCGATATGCTGGATGCGGCGCTGCTGGCGCTGCGCACGTTTTTGGAGAACGCCAACACCAACAGCAACCGTCATGTGATCGCGACCAACGGCACCATGACCAACGCGGCCTTGGTGACGGCGCTGGGGCTGCTGGGCGATGCCAGTCAGCAGGTCGCGGCCTGGGTGATGCACAGCAAGGTCTACTTCGATTTGCTGGCGCTGCAAACGGCACTGGCGACCGGCGGGACGGATATGGCGTTCGGCACCATGATGTCGGGCACGCCGATCTCGCTCAATCGCCCGATTCTGGTGAGCGATTCGGCATCGTTGGTGGTGACCGGCAGCCCGAACCTGTACCGCACGCTGGGGCTGGTGGACGGCGCCGCGGAGCTGGTGACCAGCGAGGAACAGACGCTGGTGAGCGATCTGGTGACCGGCCTGGAACAGTTGGTGGTGCGGTTGCAGGGCGAGTTCGCCTACAACCTGGGGGTGAAGGGCGCGACCTGGGATATGGCCAACGGCGGCGCCAACCCGAATCCGACCGCGCTGGGCACGGCGACCAACTGGGACATGGTGGCGACCGACAAGCGCGAGCTGGCCGGTGTGGTGATTATTTCGGGTTAACGGGGGCTGCGATGAGCGAGACGCTGCTGATTTATGCGCCCACGGGCGCGCTGGCGGAGGCCGAGCGGGTGGCGGGCGAGACCCGTGCCGCCGGGCGGCACGCGCTGGTGCGGGGGTTGGAGTTGCTGACCCCCGACCAGGCCGAGCCGTGCACCGCGGTGCGGCTGCTGGGGGCGCGCTCGCCCGCGGACGTGGAGCAGGTGCGCGCGGCGTATCCGCAGACCCCGATCGAGGTGGTGGTGGGACCGGTCGCGGCGGGTGGTGCTGCCGCGACTGCCACGGATGGCCCTATTCTTCATGACCCAAAGGCCTCGGAGCGGCCACTGAATGGCCCCGGCCGCCCGTCGCGGCGGCCGGGCGGCGGGCGCGATCCGGCGGCGGCGTCATGAGCGGAGGATTCAAGGTCGAGGTGTCGCCGGCGCTGGCCGCGCTGCTCGGGCAGCCGCAAGCGCTGGTGCAACGCGCCGGGCGGCTGGCGGTGTTGCGGGCGGCGGAGTCGTATGCGGATGATATTCACGATTGGGTGCGGGCCGGCCGGGCCTATACCGACCGCACCGGGCACTTGACGCAGGAAACGGACTGGCACCCGACGGGCGATGGCGCGCTGATCTATTCCAATAAGGAATACGCGCGGTACGTGGAGTTCGGGACCGCGGCGCATGTGATTGCGCCCAAGCCGGGGCGCCAGGCATTGCGGTTTTTCACCGGTGGACCGGGCGGCGGGCAGGTGATCCGCCGTGCCGTCACGCATCCGGGCACCAAGCCGCGGCCGTTCTTCTTTGCCGACGCAGCCGCACGCGAGGCGCGGATGCTGGATGAGGGGCGCAAGGCGGTGGCTGAGGTGGTGCTGGGCGCGAGCAGTGAGAAGTGAGAAGGGAGAAGTGAGAAGTGAGAAGACACCCTCTCACTTCTCACTTCTATTTTCTCACTGCTCACCAGGAGAACGGGTGATGTTTCGGTTTTCGCAACAGTCCTATGACCGGCTGCGCGGGGTGCGCCCGGAGTTGATCGCGGTGGCAACGCGCGCGCTGGCGTTGTCGACGGTGGATTTCGGGATCTCGGAGGGGCTGCGCACCAAGGAACGGCAGGCGGCGCTGGTGCGTCAGGGGGCGAGCCAGACCCTGCGCTCGCGGCATCTGACCGGCCATGCGATCGATGTGGTGGCCTATGTGGAGGGCGCGGTGCGCTGGGATTGGCCGTTGTATGAGCAGTTGGCGGTGGTGTTCAAGCAGGCGGCGGCGGAGTTGCGGGTGCCCCTGGAGTGGGGCGGCGACTGGGCCAGTCTGCGCGATGGGCCGCATTACCAGTTGCCGTGGGCGCGGTATCCCTGATGGCGCTCTATGCGACGGTGGAGGATTGCCGGGACCCGCTGGTAAGCGTGGGGGAAGCGGATTTGTTGGCCGCCGACCGGGCGGTGGAGGCGCTGCTGCGCAATCTGGGGATTGATCCGGCGGCGGTGGTGGACGCGGCCGGGCGGGCGCTGTTGCAGGATTTGGCGGTGGCCGAGGCGACCGCGACGGCCGCCACGGGCGCCGCGGTGGAGAGTGATAGCCCGCTGTGGGCGAAGGCCGCGGCCTACCGGGCACAGGCCAAGGTGCTGGCCGCGCGGTGCAACCGCGAGGCGCTCGGGGTGGCCGCGCTGGGGTCCGGGGCGGCGGGTTACGCCAGCATCACGCTGGGGCGGGGCTGAGCATGGCGCAGGTACGCATTCCGCTGCCGACCGGCTGGAGCGCGGACTTAGGCCCGGCCCGGCTGAGTGTGCGGCTGGTGGATGCCAGCGGGGCGCAGGTGCTGGGGTTCGCCGGGACGGGGTTGCGCACCGAGTATGCGGACCTGGCCATGAGCGCGGAGGTGGTGCTGGACCTCACTCCCACGGCGCAGTTGGCGCTGCCGGACGGGGCGCCGACTTGGTACGCCCTGACGCTGGCGACGCGGGCGGTGGCGACGCGCTATCGCATCCAGGTGGCGGATGTGCCCCAGGTGCAGGAGTTGCGTGACCTGGTGGGGGCGGCGGGGATTGACCCGGCCGAGCTCCTGGGGCCATGGCGCGCGCAGACCATCGCCCTGGCGATCGCGCTGGGCTGAGACAACACCCATGAAAACCCTGTTCGACCATGCCGGTGGGACCTACACCTTCGACCCCGCGGCCGGCACCATTACCTTCACCGGCGTCGTGCCGACGCTGCCGGAAGTGCTGCTGATCACCGATGTGAGCGCCGGGCTGCTGCTGTACAGCTTCGCCGATCCGGCGCTGGGCGGGACCCTGGCGGAGGGGGTGCTGACGCTGGCCGCCGACACCAGCGGGCTGCTGGCGACCGATGCCCTGCAGATCTGGGTCGACCTGCCGCGGCCGGCGGCGAGCGCGCAGGAGACCCAGGGCCTGGACCCGGCCTATGTGCTCGATACCAATCTGGCCGAGGTGTTCGGCAGCCAGCCGCTGGCGGACAACGGCACGCTGGCGACGACGATGGCGCTCAAGCGCTGGGCGCCGGTGCGCGGCAACCTGATGGGCGTGGGCAACGAGGTGCGCATCGCGTGCGCGGGGGCCAATACGGTCGGGGTGCAAGTGGTCGGCACGTTCGCCGGCACCCTGACGTTCCAGGGGTCGGTCAATGGCATGGACTGGGGCAGCGTGGTCGCCCTGCCAGTGATTGGCGGCTCGGGGGTCACGACGGCGACCGTGGTCGGCCAGTGGGTGATCAACTGCGCGGGCCTCGCCGCGGTGCGTGCGCTGCTGACGGCCTGGACCTCGGGCGCGGCGCTGCTGACGCTGACGGCCGATGCCGCGGCGCCGATGGTGGTCGCCTTTCCGGCCTCGCAAGTGACCGCCGACAGTCAATTACCCACCATCTTCGGCGCCACCGGGCTGTTTGCTCCGGCGCTCACCGATGCGCCGGTCGCGCGCGTGGCGCCGCTGACCGCCCCGGCGCAGCCGACCACGTTCGTCACCCCGCTGGCGGCGGCCTGGCCGCAGCGGCTGCGCCGGCTGCGGGTGGAGATCGGCGGTTCCCAGGGGCTGGCGTTGGCGCAGGAGCCGTATACCAATCGGCTGGAGGTGGCCACTCCGGAGGTGTTCTCGCTGCTGGAGCAGCTCCTGATGGAAGTGCGGGTCACCAATCAACTGCTGGCGCGAGCCGGCGATCTGTCGCTGCCCCACGGGGCCGACGAAGTCTGTTAGGAGCACGACATGCTGGCTGAAATCACCACCGGGGTGGTCACGCGGGGCGATGGGGCGGTGGGCGGGGCGCGCGCCACCCGGCTGGGGGCGCTGGTGACCGCCAAAGGCCAGGGCGACTTTACCGAGGCGGCGCTGCGCGCGCGGATGTTCGATCTGGTCACGCCGGTGGCCGGGGTGGCGCCCGGCACGGTGTTGAGCACCACGCCGCCGCTGACGCTGTGGAATCCGCCCAGCAGCGGCACGCTGGTGGCGGTGCTCAAGAGTTATCTGGGGTACATTTCCGGCACGCTGGGCGGCGGGAGCGTCGTCTATGCGGTGGTGCCGGCGCAGATGACGGTGCCGACCACCGGCACCGAGTTGGTGCCGCAGTGTTCGTTGGTCGGCGCCCCGCGCGGGGTGGCCCGCGGGTTCACCGGAAGCACGCTGGTGGCGATACCGACGCTGTTGCGCCCGGCCTATGTGTTGGGCGCCTTTGCGGCAGCGACGGCGGTCGCGCCCGATCCGGCGCTCGATCTGGTGCATGGGGCGATTGTGCTGCCGCCGGGCACCTGCTTGTGTCTGCAAGGGGTGGCGGCGGCCGGCACCACGCCGTTGATGCTGCTGTCGCTGGCGTACGAAGAGCTGCCGCTGTAACCGGGGCCGCGGATGAGTGCCCCGTTTTTTGACCTCGCGGTGATTGCCGCGGCACTGGCGCCGCTGCGCGACACCGGTCTGGTGCGCGACCTGCGCTTGCTCGGGTCGGCCGAGCGTGCCGACCCGGCCAGTGGGGTGCGGCAGCCGCCGAGTGTGCTGATCGTGCCGGAGCGCACGGTGTGCACCGGCCCGGAGGGGATCGGGCGGGGCCGCACGCTGACCGAGACGATCGGCATCCTGGTGCAGGTGCGCAATCTCGACAGCGACGACGCGGCGGCGGCGACGGCGATCGGCGCGATCCGCGCGGCGGTGTGGACGGCGCTGGAAGGCCAGCGCCTGGCGCCGCCGACCTGGGGGCCGCTGCGCTATCAGGGGGGGCAGATGATCGCGATTGCCGAGGGGCTGTTTACCTGGATGGACCGCTATGACACGGCGGCCCCGGTGAGTGTTTTGTAACTGGAGTGATGCCGCTATGACTGAGGTGTTCCGCGCGCTGCTGCCGATCCATGCGCAGGGCCAAGACTACGCGCCCGGCGCGGCGGTGCCGATCGAGCCGCCGTGGCAGGCGCTGTTGTTGGCGCAGGGGGCGATCGCGCCGCTGGAGGACGCCGACGAACCCGCGGCGGCGGCCAAACGCCGGCCCGGCGCACGGGCGCCGCTCGACCCCACTCCCACTCCTACCCCAGCACCGCCGGAGGGCTAAGCCATGCCACAAGCATCGGGTACCAATGTTGTTGTCAATGTCTATCACGAGGCGACTTGGGGGTCGCCGGACGCGACCGGGCGCAAGGTGGTGGTGAATAGCGTGGCGCTGGATGCCAGCGTGGAGTTGATCAAGAGCGAGGCGTTGCGCGGCGGGCGCGGCAGCATCCGCGGGGCGCGCGGGAATGTGAAGGCCGACGGCAGCATCAAGACGGAACTCGCCCCAACGGTGGTGGGGTTTTGGCTGAAGCACCTGCTGGGCGCGCCGGTGACGACCGGGGCGGGGCCCTATGTGCATACGTTCGTGCCGGGGACGCTGCCGGCGGGATTTTCGGTGGAGAAGGATTGGCGCACCGATATCACCAGCAAGGTGGAGCTGTTCAAGGGCTGCCGGCTGAACGCGGCGACCTTCACCTTTCCGCAGGCGGGCTTTGTGACGGCCGACCTGGAAGTGATGGGCCGCGAGCGCACGATTGCCACCACCCCGCGCGATGCCGCGGCGGTGGAGCCGGGCACCGGGCACGCCGGGTTTACCTCGCTGGAGGCGAGCTTGAAGCAGGGCGGGTCGGTGCTGGCGGCGGCGATGGAGGGGTCGCTGAAGGTCGAGAATAATCTGTCGGGCGATGTCTACACGCTGAGCCTGGCCGGCAAGCGCTATGCGCTGGCCTCCGGGCGGTGCGCGATTTCGGGCAGCGTGAAGGTGGTGTTCGATGCCTTTACGCTCGTTGACCTGGCGGATGCCGCGACCGATACGACCGTGGAGTTTGTGCTGACGCGCGGCACCGGGGCCGGGTCGGCGGGCAATGAGATGCTGACGTTCACGGTGACCCACTGCGAGCTGATGCCGACCTCGGTGCCGGTGGATACCGAGGCGGGGATTATCGCGACCTTTGAGTTTGTGGCGTTTTCCAGCGCTGCAGATCCGGGGTTGTCGGTGGTGTTGAAGAACGCCGTGGCCGCGGCGAGCCTGTGAATAGTAGTGAGAAGTGAGAAGTGAGAAGTGAGAGGGTGCCTCGCTCGCTTCTTGCTTCTCGCTTCTCGTTTCTCACTTCTCGCTTCTCGTTTCTCGTTTCTCGCTTCTCTTTTCTCGTCACTGGAGTGCACACATGATTCGTCTCTCTCCCCGCGCCCGGCCCGAAGCCTGGACGACGATTGATATCAACCTGGACGGCACGCCGACCCCGCTGCGGGTGCGCTACTGGCTGCTGACGCCGGTGGCGGCGGCCGAGTTCGCGGCCGAGCGGCTGAAGGGGTTTGCCGCGCTGAAGGCCGAGACGCCCGAGGGGCTGGATTTCCTCCTGCATGAACTGGCGCCCGATCAACTGGCGACGGTGCGCGCGCTGCTCCTGGAGCGCGTGATCGACTGGGACCTGGTGGATGCCGACACCGGCGAGGCGCTGGCGCTGACGCCGGAGAGCCTGAGCGCGGTGCTGGATCATGGGGCGTTCTTCCGGCCGCTGTTTCAGGGGCTGCTGGATGCCTCGAGCGGGGCGGCCCGAAAAAACGCCTAGACTGGCTGCGCTGGTGGCTGGATGCCGACCGGCGCAGTCGCTATAGCGCGCACGCCTGTGATGGCTGCATGACGATCCGCGGCGAACGCACCTGGTGCGCGGCCTGTCAGGCGCCGGAGGTGTTCCCGGAGAACCTGCCCGTGATCGATTTGTTCATCGACGCGTTGCCGACCTATCAGGTGCCGGGACTGCAGGGCGGTGCGCTCCAGGAGGGGTTTGACCGCGGCGCGGTGCGCGCGCTGTTCGACCTGCACGGCATCGCCGCGGCGGACGCGGCGCCGACCTGGGAGGCGCTGCGGGAACTGGAGGCGGAATTGCGCACGGTGCGCACCGCACGGCAAGCACAGCAGGCACCACCAGCGGGAGCGGGCCATGGCCGGTGATCTGAAGTTAACGATCAAGCTCAACGCGGATGGCACCGCGGCGGTGACCGGCCTGGAGCGGGTGGCGGCGGCCGAGAAGAAGGTGGTGGCCGCCGGCCAGCAGGCGGGGACTGAGCTTGGCCGCCTGAGCACGACCGCCGCGGCGCTGGCCGGCAAACTGGTCGGGGTGTTCAGTGTGGCGACGCTGGCCAGCGCGGTGGCGTTCTCGCGCCAGGTGGCGCTGGTGTCGGACGATCTCGCGATGATGACGGTGCGGATGTCGCGCCTGGGCGGGGACGCGGGGTTCGCCAAGCTGATCCAGATGGCCGATGACCTCGGCGTGTCGATGCAGAGCGCGGCGGAGCAGGTGCAGGGACTGTCGCCGGGGATGACCAAGCTCGGCAAGAGTTTCGATGAGACCATTGCGTTCGCCAGCAAACTGTCCACGGCGTTAACGGCCTTGGGTAGCAATGCGGCGCAGGCGAATTCGTTCGCGCAGCAGTTGGCACAGTCGCTGGGCGGCGGCGCCGCGCAGTGGGAAGAACTCCAGATCATGCAGGACGCGGCGGGCGGACTGACCGCGGAGCTTGAGAAGACGCTGCAAAAGAGTTTGCAGACGACGGACAGCCTGAAGGCGATGGCGGAGCAAGGCAAGCTGACGCCGCAGATCCTGGAGGAGGCGTTTCGCACCACCTTTGAGCGGCTGGCCGGGGATATGGCCCAGATCCCGGTGCTACTGGAACAGCAGCAGGCGCGGCTGGGGGCCTCCTGGGAGCGGCTGCTCAAGGGGATGGATGATCAGCTGCATCTGTCGGATCTCTGGAAGTCGCTGACCGGGGCGCTGGATACCGGGCTGAGCCGGGCGGCGGTCGGGCTCGGTAACCTGGATGCGCCGCTGGATGATTTGCAGCACCGGGTGGAGGAGTTGACGCTGAAGCTCCTGGAGCTGCGGGACGCGCGGGCGCGGGCGTTGGAGAACAGCCCGGCCGGGCTGGTGAACACCGCGGGCATGGATGCGCAGATCCGCAGCACGGTGGAGGAACTGGACCGGCTGAAGGCGAAGATTAAGGAGATTCAGGCGCCAACGGCGGCGCCGGTGGTGTCCGCCGCGGTGACCGCGGGCGTGGCGAGCATGACGAAGGGGCTGAATGCGGAGTTTGCGTCCAATCTGACGGCGATGATCAGCGCCGCCTCCGCGCAAGGGATCACGCTCGGCATCAGCTCGGGATTGCGCACGACCGAGCGGCAGGCGGAACTGTGGGCCGGGGCGCTGAAAAAGTACGGCAGCGCGGCGGCGGCCCGGAAGTGGGTGGCGCCGCCTGGCCATAGCCAGCATGAGAAGGGGATGGCGGCCGACCTCAAGGCGACCGGCGACGGCTATCGCTGGGTGGCGGAGAATGCGGAACGATTTGGGTTGGCCGTGCCGCTGGCGAATGAGCGCTGGCACGTGGAACTGGCGGGGGCGCGCAAAGCCGAGACGGCCGCGGCCGAAGCAGCCAGGAAGGCCGAGGCGGAGTCGCAGCAACGACGGCTGGACGCCAACCGCGCGTTCACCGAGCAGATGGTGGCGTCGGTGGCCGGGCGCACCAGCCAGGTGGCCGCGATCGAGGCGGAGTATGCGGCCAAGATTGCCGCGGCCCAGCGCAACCCGGATGCCGATCCGGCGGTGATCAAGGCGACTGTTGCATCCTTAGAACAGGAGCGCCAGGACGCGATCTACCAGGTGCAGAGTGCGGCCGCGCAGAAGCTGCTGGGGCTGCAGAGCGCATCGGCCAGCGACGAGGTGCGCCTCCGCATGGAGGCGGCGCAGACGATCATCGGCATTCAGAACGATCTGAGCTTGTCGGTGGAGCAGCGTCAGGCCGGGGCGAACGCGGTGCTGGCGACGCTCAACCAGCGCCTGGCGGAACTGAACCAGACGGCGCCGCTGACTACCGAGCAGATGCAGGCGCTGGGGGCGGCCTACGGCACCAGCCAGTCGGCGATGGACGCCTATACCAAGGAGACGAGGGATCTCGATCAGGCGTTTGAGGCCGGGGTCTTTACCGCTGATGAGTATCAGCGGGCGCTCGAGCAGATCGGCCTGACGTATGCCAAGTCGCAGGGACCCCTGGCGGCCTATGTGGCGGGGCTCGAAGAGTCGGCGGGGACGCTGGAATCGGTGACGGTGGATATGCTCGACCGCTTCCGCTCCACCTTGGTGGACGGGCTGGCGGCCGGCAAGCTGTCGTTCGATGATTTTGTGGACTATGCGAAAAAGCGGCTGATCGAACTGGCCGTGAACAAGATTTTCGTCGAGATCGTGGGCGTGGTGTCGGGGTTGACCGGGACCACGGGCGGGCTGACGCAGGTGGTGGGCGGCGGCAGCGCCGGCAGCGGCGGCAGCGGCGGGAGCCTGACCAATGTCGTGGGGTCGCTGTCGAAGCTGTTCGGCGGCAGCAGCATGGGGACGACGGCGGCGAGTTGGCTGGAGACGGGGGCGAGTTGGCTGGGTTACAGCGGGGCGGCGCCGACCGCGGCCGGGTTGACGTACAGCAGCGGCCTGGGCGGGGCGCAGGCTGGCATGATGGGGGTCGCCAACTGGGCGGGCGCCGGGGCCGGCTTGGCGGGTGGGTTTATCGGCTCAGCGATGTACCCCGATTCGCCCTATGCCGGCCTCGGCGGGAGCGTCGGCGGGATCGCCGGGCTCTATGGCGGCGCCGCGGTGGGCGGGGCGATGGGGCTGACCGGCGCGGCGGCGGGGGCGATGATGGGCTCCGTAGTGCCGGTGATCGGGACCATCATCGGGGCGGTGCTCGGCGCCGTGGCGGGCAACGCGCTGGGGGGCGGAGAGGCGAAGGCGCCGATTGCGACGATGGCGACAACGGGGGGGCGGCTGGAGTTTGCCGGGGCGAACCAGTCGTTGGGCAAGTCGGGCGCGGTGCCGGAGATCAACGCCGCCAAGGATCAAGCCAATGCGAACCTGGATGCGCTGGCCTCCCAACTGGGGGACGAGGCGGCGGCGGCACGGGCGAATTTCAGCACGGGCGCGGCGCCGAAAGCCCCGGAGGAGATCGGTGCCTGGATTACGGAGCAGACGCAGGCGATGGCCGAGGCGATGGTGCAGTCCACCACCGGGGTGCTCGGGGACATGGTGAAACAGGCCTGGGCGGACGGGGGCAGCAGCGATCTCGGCGGGTTCATGGAGACGGTCGCGCAGCTCAAGGTCCTGGAGGGGCAGTTGCCGGATATCGCCGCGGGGTTGCAGGCCGCGGGGATGCACCTGGGCGACAATGCGCTGAGCGCGACCGCCAGCCTGGTGATGGTGGCCGGCGGGGTGGATAACCTCGCCCAGCTCCAGGGGACCTACGCCAGCCTGTTCACCACGGTGGCCGAGCAGACGGCGACCCAGAACGCCGCGATGACCAGCACCTTCGCCGCGCTGGGGTCGGCGGTGCCGCCAACCCGCGCGGCGCTGGATGACTTGGTGAAGTCGTTCGACCTGTCGACCGACGCAGGACGCAAGTCTTATGTGGGGGTGATGGGGATGGCGGAGGCGATGGACGCCTATTACAGCGCGGCCGAGGCGGCTGAAGCGACGTTGCAGGGGCTGCTGTGGACCCCTGCGCAGCAGCAACAGGCGCAGCTCGAGGCCGCGCGCGCGCAGGCCAATGCGCTGGGCCAAGCGGCGCTGGGGATCGATATCGGCGCGCTGTCGATCGAGGGCCTGGCCGCGGCGATCGAGGGGCTGGGCGGCATCGCGGCGGTGGTGGGCCTGCTGGGGACGGGCGCCGGGGCCTGGGCGGCGGCGGTGCAGACGTATTATGCCGCGGCGAACGATGACGGCAACATCGCCAATGCGGCGGCAGCGGCCGGCTTCGCGCAGCGGAAACAAGCAGCCGATGACGCGCTGCGGGACCTCGGCAAGAGTCTGATGGAGTGGGTGGAGCGGGTGCGGGAGGCGGAATCCGCCCTGGCGGAGGGGCCGGACGGCTACGCCACGGCGCGCGCGGCGTTCCTGACGCAGTACAGCGCGGCGCGCGCCGGCGACCGGGAGGCGCTGGAGGGGCTGACCGGCTACGCCGATACCTACCTAGCCGCAGCCAAGCGCGAGTCGGCCACGCGCCTGGAGTACGCGCGCACGGTGGCGCGCGTGACCGCGCAGGTGGAGGCCCTGGCGCGGACCGCGGGCGGTGACCGCCCAGAACGGCTGCCGGGGTTCGCCGCCGGCGGTATCGCGCGCGGTCCGGCGAGCGGCTATCCGGTGATGCTGCATGGTACCGAGGCGATTATTCCGCTGAACGGCGTCGCCGCGGCGCCCCCCGCGACGGATGCGCTGCTCACCGAGGTGCAGGGGTTGCGCGCCCAACTGCGCGAGGCGCACGCGCAACGGCTGCGCCTGGCGCAGACCGCGGGGCGCGTGCTCGAGCAGTGGGACTATGACGGCCTGCCGGCCGCACGGAGTTGAGCGATGCAATTGATTCGTCCTGCCGCGATGACCTTGACGGCCGCGACCGCGCCGCTGTCGGATGAGACCGCGTGGTTGTCCACGCGTACCTACGCGATCGGGGCGCGGGTGAGTGTGGCGACGGCCGACTGGTGCACGGATTATGAGGCGGTGCAGGCGGGCACGAACAATGCGCCGGCCACCAACCCCACCTATTGGCTCGACCTCGGGGCGAGCAATCGTTACAAAATGCTGGACGCCTCGGTGTCGAGCGCGACCAAGGACACCACGGCGGTGACCGTGACGGTGGCCGTGGAGCAGCGCTGTTCGCACCTGGGGTTGTTCGGCCTGACCGGCGCCAAGCAGGTGACGGTGGAGCAGGCGCTGATCGCCAACGGGGCCGCCCCGTGGTCGATGACGCGGAGCCTGGCGCGATCGGGCGGGTCGGCGTCGTGGTCCGACTGGTGGTTCACGCAGTTCGAATACGTCGGGGCGCTGGTGCTGGCGTTTCCCCGCAGTGTTGGGAATTTCGCGCTGACGGTGACCGTGGCGGGCGATGCCGACACCATGGTGGGGGTCGGGCACCTGGCCATCGGGCGGGCGGTGTGGCTCGGCGAGACGCTGGTGGATGCCGAGGTCGGCATCACCGACTACTCGCGCAAGGAGACCGATGAGTGGGGCGAGACGCAGCTGGTGCAGCGCGCGTATGCCAAGCGGGCGACGCTGCGGTTGACGCTGCCCGATGCGCACGCCGACACGGTGCAGGCGCAACTGGCGGCGGTGCGCGCGGTGCCGGTGATCTGGGATTGCAACGGCCCGGATACCGCGTTTGAGTCGCTGCGGATTTTCGGCATTTATAAGGAGTTCGCCCTGCAGTTGGGCGGCCTCAATCAAACCACGTGCACGCTCAACCTGGAGGGGATGACATGAGTATCAGCGTGATCATTGCCGCATTGCCCGACCCGCCCTCGCGGGCCGATCCGGTGAACTTCGACCCGCGCGCGGATGCGTTTGTGGATGCGCTGGTGCAGTTCGGCACGGAACTCAATGGCTACGCGAGCCAGGCCAACGCCATGGGGGCGGCGGCCAACGGCGCGTTGGCGGCGGCCACGGTCGCTGTCACCAGCGCGCAGGAAGCGGCGGCGGCGGTGGTGTCGCAGGGCACGGCCACGCCCTACAGCGCCGGCACCAGCTATGCGCAATGGGCGGTGTGTATCGGCGCGGACGGGCGAGTGTATCGGCGCACCGCTGCCGGCAGCGCGGTGGACCCGGTGACCGATTTGACCGGGGCCTGGGTGCCGCTGAACCCGGATCTGCATTTTGCCGCCGCGCTGATTTTGGGCACGGGGGTGTATCCGGGGTGGGCGTTAACGGCCACCGGGGTGGATGGCGTCTCGGCGCCGGTCGATCCGGCGCAACCCGCCTGTCTGGTATGGGCGCGGGGCGTGGAGCGCTATCGGGCGACGCTGACCTGGGGCGTGGCGGGCGGCGCCGCGGGCTGCGTGACGGCGGCGGCGCTCGCCCATTCGATTAACGCGGGGACGCACTACACGGCCCTGGCCCCGGTGGCGACGCTGACGATCGGCTACGACAGCGCGGGCAACGTGACCGGGACAACGTGGAGCTGACGGTATGATTACGCTGATGGGTATCCCTAGCCGCTTGCTGGCGCTCGCGTCCGGCATCGCCAACCTGAACCAATGCGCGGCCTTGACGTCCTCCGGCAGTTACACCGTGCCGGCGGGGGTGACCCGGCTGATACTGACGCTGGTGGGCGGCGGTGCGGGGGGCCAAGGGCGGTTTAGCGCGCCGACAAATCAAGGCGGCGGCGGCGGGGCGGGAGCGACCATTCATCGGATGTTCTTCCCGGTGACGCCGGGGCAGGTGATTGGCTATGTGATCGGGGCCGGCGGCGCGGCGGGTACGCTGGCGGCGGCGCCGACAGCGGGCGGGATCACGCGGTTCGGCTCAAGCCTGAAGGGCGTGGCCGCGGCCGGGGGCCAGGTGGGCGCCGGCGCCAGTGTGGGGGGGCTGGGCGGGGCTATCCCCGCGCACTTGACACTGGTCGGGGTGGCCGGCGGGGCCGGGGCGGGCTATAATACTGGGTATCTGGCGGGCGCTGGGGGCGCGACGCTCTTCGGCGCGGGCGGGGCGCCCGGAGCGGGTGGTAGCGTGAACGGGGGCGTTGGCCCGGGGCCGGGTGCTGGCGGCGGGGGCTGTTACGCCGTCGCGGGCAGCCTGGGCGGGGCCGGTGCCGCCGGCATCATCTGGGTGGAGGTGTGAGATGACGCGGCTTGCCCTGGTCGACGGTGACACTGTGCGCAATGTGATTGTGGGGGAGCCGGGGGAGTGGCCAAACGGGCTGGTGCTTGGCAACGGCCTTGAGGCATCGCCGGGGGATCGGTGGACCGGCTCCCGGTTTGTCACGCCGGATTCGGGTCCGGTGGTGAAGACCTGGGACGAGCTGCAACTGATGCGGGAGTTCACCCTCGCCGAGCGGGTGGCGATCATCGCGGCCGCGTCGACCGACCCGCTGATCGCCTCCCTACTCACGATGGCGCGGGCGACGGTCGTCAGCGGCGGGCGGGTGCGCGCCGATGACCCGGACCTGATTGCGGGGCTTGGCTACCTGGTCGCCGCCGGACTGCTGGCGGACGTGCGGCCTTCCGAGATACGCGGCAGCTAACGTTCTAACCAGTGGCTTGCTGCCCCCGGGTCCGGCGTCCGGGTGCCGGGGATTACCGGGTTAAGCGTTCCGTTACATAGGGTCGCTCGCGGTGACCCATAGTCCGGCGTGCGCGTGCCGGGGATCGTCGGGTAGACCACCCCGTCGCGTATCTCCCCGACTCGGCGACCGTAATCCGGGGTCCGCGTGCCTGGGATCACTTGGTAAATCCCTGCCGCCTGGCTGGTGCCGGTGAGGCGCGCATGATCGCGCGCGCTGACCTGGTACGAGGCCACGAGGCAGGCCGCGAGCAGGGCGGGAATCAAACGATCGGGTGTGGATTTCAT